ATACATCGGCACCAGTTCAAGAGCCAGAGCAACGGGAGCGTGAGCAGAGAAAATTCATGTACTCAGAAGAAAAGTTTACCGACGAGAATTTTAAAGCAGCATATGAATCATTCAAAAACAACGCTAAAGAAGAGGAAAAAAGTGAAGATACTTTTAAACAATACTTAGATAAGTTTGCCAACTTCTTAGGTAGATTTATGGGAGATGAGCTTTTAAGTTCTCAGACGGCTCGACTTGTTAACGAGGCTTCTGTCAACAATCCCGGTAAGCAAATTTACGGCGATAAGAATACATCTCTTATTAACAGAAATTATGTTGTAAAAGCTAAATCTGTTAATAAGAAAGGAGGTCTAAAAGCAACTTTTGATAAGCTCAACTCACAAGATAAAAAAGCTGTGTACTATGCATACAGGGCTTTGTATGGCTCTGGGAAATTTGATAATTTTGCTATGGCGATTTATGAAAACCCTAATTACCAAGAACCAGAAGCAAAAACTCAACAAGAATCTGTAAGTTATGATAGGATGAAGATCCTAGCGGGTATAAAATGAAAAAAAACGAATTAAAAAGTCTTATTAAGCCACTTGTAAAAGAGTGTATTCAAGAAGTCCTCATAGAAGAAGGGCTTTTATCTAATATTGTTTCAGAAGTCGCTAAAGGCATGCAAGGTAATCTTGTAGTTGAATCAAGATCCAATGTTCAAAGAGAGCCTGAAAGAATTCAAATGAAACGACAAGCAGAACAAACAAAAGCAAAACTAACCGAGCATCGTCGCAAGTTAATGGATGCGATTGGAAAAGACGCTTATGGTGGTGTTGATTTGTTTGAAAATACAGAACCAATGACTAGTTACGAAGCAGCGGCACCAAAAGCAGGAGCAGTTGATTTAGGAGATCCTACGGACTCTGGCGTTGACATTAGCTCTCTTATGGGTGGCGCTTCAAAGATTTGGAAGGCAATGCAATGAAAAAACCAACTAATTTTGGTGTTGATATAAATCAATGTAAAGGAAACGTTGAAAGAATGATTCGCAGATTTATCAAGAAAACAAAAAAAGAGCGAATCGTAGAACAAGTTAGAGAAAATTCTTATTACACAAAGCCATCTGTTGCTAAAAGAGAAAAGCGACTTAGAGCACAAAGACGCCGCAGACGCGAAGAGCTAAAAAAACAAAGAATGACAGAAAAGCGCGCAAGAAACAATAACTAACTACTTATTATTAATTGGAGAGATAAACTATGGCTATATCATGGAAAACAGATGTTGGCTTAAACCACGTTGGCGCTTATCAAGTTTCAGGTCGTCCTTTTGTTACTGGTGGGGTTAATGCGGCTACAACTACAAAAGTTGAATTTCCAACAACCACTCGCTGGCTTTATGTGCTAAATCAATCAACCGATCCAGTACGAGTCGGCTTTTCGCAGAACGGTGTTGAAAACAACAACTTTTTTGAAGTTTCTGGTAACGGTGGAACATCTGCTGTTTTAGAACTTAAAATAGGTGAGCTTTGGTTATCTGGTTCCAATAATGTTCAAGTTGTCGCTGGGTTAACCAACATTGATTCATCTAGAACATCTGGTTCTATTGGACCTAGCTGGTCAGGTTCTGTTGGAGTAGGCTAATGGCTCAATTTGGTTGGGCATATGTAAGTTGCACTTCTTCTGCTGGGGGCGACGGAGCCGCATCAGGACCAGCTAATTCTATTCAGTTTATGACCGCTTCTGGCGAAGGTGTTAGTAGCGGTTCATTAAACTTTTCTTTTTATACTGGCTCAGAAGCTGCCAATCCAGTTGCAGGACATAACGTTGTTCTTTCTGGATCATTATTTGTTACTGGTGCTTACTATGCTGGCTACCGACCAATAACAACCACGCCTTTTACTGTTAATGACTCAGATTACATTCTTGGAGCAACAGCAGCAGGAAACCTTGAAGTTACGTTACCAACTCCATCTGCAGCGATTACAGGAAGAATATTAGTTGTTAAAGATGAAAGTGCAGCAGCTAGATTTATAACAATCACAGGCTCAGGATTTAATATCGATAACGCTTCATCTTTTGTTATGTCTGGCTCTAATCCAGCCATAAACCTTTATTGTAACGGAACAGACTGGTTTATTTTCTAATTTATTTGCTTTTATAAAAAAGTATTACTATTTAATTTTGAAACTTTATTTTTAGGAGAATTGTATGTCAAGCTTACTAAAAGAAGCTATTATTGACGCAAAAGCACTTCGCGAAGCGGCATTAAAAAATGCCGAGGCATCAGTTATTGATAAATACTCTGATGAAGTTCGCAGTACATTAGAGCAATTGCTGGAACAAGACGAGCTTGGCTTGGGGGCAGAATTATCAGACACTGCAGCAGTTGCGCCTGCCGATGAAGCCCTTGAGGAAGAATTAGAAGACGTTCCTTACGCAGCCACTAGCGACCTAAGCGACATGCAGGGCTCAAACCTAACAAATATTCCAACTGAAGACGAAGAAGTTCAATTTAATCTTGATCTTGGTGCTCTTCGCGAATCTGTTGAAGCTTTAAAAGCAGAACTTTCCGAAGAAGAGGAAATCAACATTGAAGAAGCTATAGAAGAAGAAAGCGAAGATTTATCTGAAGAAATTGAAATTGAAGAAGAACAAGAAGAACTTTCTGAAGAAGATTTAGTTGATTCTATCGTTGAAAAACTAATGGTTGATATGGGTGCCGACCTTTCAGGTTGGGCTGGTCGCTCCGCTAGCGACAAGAAATATCAAATGGAAAAAGAAATGGCTCATCGTCGTAGCACCGAACTACAACAAGAGTTAGAAGATCTTAAAAAGGCACAAGAAGAGCTTGTTTTTGAAAATAAACAACTTCAAGATCGCCTTCAAAACTACGAGCAAGCTACAAGCGAATTGAAAGAAACACTACAAAGCGTTAACCTTTCAAATGCTCGTTTATTATACACGAATCGTGCATTAAGAAGTACCTCCTTTAATGAGCGACAAAAGAATAAAATTGTCGAAGCTATTTCCCGCGCAGATTCTGTTTCAGAAGCAAAGACAATCTACGAAACACTTCAAAGCACAGTGGAGTCTGCTGGCGAACGTCACAGTCCAAAATCACTAAGCGAAGCTATTCATCGTCCTTCTTCTGTTATCCGCGCTTCCCGTCAGGAAAGCACACAAACTGATGCGTTCGCAGAACGTATGCGTAGACTAGCAGGTATCAAATAAAAGGAGGTATATCTTATGTCTATTATCGAAAGATTGACCGAAGGTGTTGTCAATCGTGATATGCGCGCAGAATCTAACGCGCTATTAAAGAAATGGGAGCGCACTGGACTCCTAGAGGGTCTAAACAACGACCGTAAACGCGCTTCTATGGCTCGTCTGCTTGAGAACCAAGCAAAGGAACTACTCCGTGAGTCTTCCAGCATGTCTGCTGGTGATGTTGAGGGCTTCGCTGCCGTCGCATTCCCAATTGTTCGCCGCGTTTTCGCTGGTCTAATCGCCAACGATCTCGTTAGCGTTCAGCCAATGAGCCTACCATCTGGGCTTATTTTCTTCCTAGACTTCGTGTTCTCACCAAATCTAGGTGCTTCTGGCTCACAGACTAGTCGTCTTGGCAACATTGCTGATAAGTCCATTTACGGTACTGATCAGGTTGGCTCCCAGATCACTGGTGGCGTTGATCTTCTAAACAGCGCTAAGGTTGACTTTGGTGGTGCTCGTACAGTCGGTGCTCGTGGTTATGCTTACGCTTCACCAACCGGCAGTGTTGAGGTTGCCTTAAGCGGCTATGATCTACAGGCTTTCGATCTGGATTCCGCTTCTGAGGCTCAGAAAAAGCTTCTACAGTTCGATCCAGACATTCTAGCTTTAAGTGGCTCAAGCACAGCTTACGCTGTTGCAGTTTTTGCTGTTGCTCAAGCTAGCTATACTGGCAACAACATCGATCTTGACAACACGGCTCCAATCGTGCTTAACGATGTCACCATTACTCAGCAGACAGGTATTGGCTCGTCCCTTACTTCTGCTGGTAACTTAGTTCGTCGCTTAACTCGTGTTGCTTCTGCCGCCGATGTCGCAACTGGCTTAGTTTCTGCCGATGAACTACTATTCACGGTTGTTGCTCCTTCTGGCACGACAGCTGACGATATCAACACTGGCGCAGTTGCCGAGGCTGTTGGTCTTACTGCATCTTTTGCACTTCGCGACAATCTAACCAGCGCTACCGCTCTTGGTGCTGTTGTCGGTGCATCAGAGTGGGGACTCGAAGGTTCTGAGCTAATCCCAGAGATCGACATCAAAGTTGATTCTATCGCTGTTACCGCTCAAACCAAGAAGCTAAAGGCTAAGTGGACACCAGAGCTTGGTCAGGATCTAAACGCTTATCACAACCTCGATGCAGAGGTTGAGCTAACCAGCATCCTATCCGAGCAGATTGCTCTAGAAATCGACCGTGAGATTCTAGCGGACCTCGTTAACGGTGCTACCGCTGGCACCTACTATTGGGCTCGCTCTCCAGGTCTATTCGTTAACCGCGAAACTGGTACTGAGATCGGCGCTTCTGCTGCCGCTCCAGACTTCACTGGTACTGTTAGC